GGGGATAGTTGGGTGCATTTCAAAACTCGGGAAGGGACCATTCTTTCCTGTAGAATTTTCGCGCAGGATACCTTTAGGGACACCCGACCATTCTTGAAAATAAAAGGCAGGCCCCTAACCTTTCCTAAAAATATGGTCGAACTTTTGGAGCGCGCCGATATATTTACAGAGAAGGGTTTGCCTGAGGAGGAGGTCGTTACCATTTCCCTTGAGAAGGGGAAGATGCGGATTCGATCTGAGAACAAAAATGCCTGGTATACAGAAACGGTCAGTTGCAAATACGATGACACTCCATTCTCCTTTACTATTAATGCAATATTCTTGCATGACATCCTGGTGGAATTGAAATCCTCCGAGATTGCCGAGAATGCCATAAAATTCGTTAGTAAAAATTGGGTGCATATGATATCCTTATCCCAGCACTCAAGCAAAAGTTAATCGGGGGGTGTCATGGTAGCGGGCTTTTTCAGTAAGGAGGGTGGTAAGTCCATAAGTAGACCCGATGGGAAAGTGCACTCTTGCATTTCCTGCGGGTTATACCAATATGTTCTTAGCCCCCGCATGGGACCGAGCGGGCGTTTTAAAAAGAAAGTTCTGAACATAGGCGAGGCCCCCGGAGAGACGGAGGATAGAAAAGGCAAGCAATGGCAAGGCAAAGTCGGGACCTTTCTGAAAGCCACCTATAGAAAGTATGATATAGACTTATTCGAGGATTGCCTAAACATCAATGCCATTAATTGTAGACCCACGAGCTCCACGGGATCCAATAGAAGCCCTCAAAATGAGGAGGTTTTGGCTTGCCGTCCAAGAGTACTAAAAGTAATCGAGGATTATAAGCCCAGGATAATTGTGGTATTAGGGAATCACGCGGTGTCCTGCATATTAGGTCATCGTTGGAAAGATGAATTGGGTGGTATTGGTAAATGGCGAGGTTGGCAAATACCAGACCGAGACTTCAAAGCTATTATCTGCCCCATATACCATCCTAGCTATGTCGAGAGGACGAGAAAGGACAGGCCAGAAATACGCACTGTTTGGGAGCAGGATATTGCCAACATTTCAAAGCTAGTGAATGGATCCTCCAAAATAACATTTGGTGATATGGAGGAGGATATTAAGAAGATAGAAATAGTCACGGAGCCTGAGGCGCTATTAAAGAAACCATTAAAATTGATAGCATTCGATTATGAGACGACGGGCTTGAAACCTAACGCTAGAGGGCATAAAATTGTATGCGTCTCCATTGCAACCAATATAAATCACGTCTACGTATTCCTATTGCCCCCGGTTGGAGAGAAACGAAAGGCATTCAAGAAAGTCCTGAAACAAATATTCCAAGACGAGAAGATAGCTAAGATCGGGCATAATATTAAATTCGAGGAAAATTGGACCAGAACGAAACTTGGAGTGGGTATTAAGAATTGGGCATGGGATAGTATGCTTGCGGCACACCTATTGGATAACCGACGTGGTGTGAGTGGATTGAAATTCCAAACTTATGTGAACTTTGGAGTTGTGGATTATAGTAGTGAAGTAAATCCGTATCTAGATGTTAGCAATAGCAGAAAATCCAAAACGGGAACAAACACAAAGAATAAAGTTGAAAAGCTATTAAGGAGCAAGGTCCAAGCTAAAAAGTTGATGCGGTATTGTGCACTCGATAGTTTATATACATATCGTTTGGCTTTAAAGCAAATGAGACAGCTTGGTATGAAAAAACAAGACATGCTATCGTGGATGAGAAAATGAGCAAGCAAGCAGGTTTGACAGAACGGGATGCGTTGAAGCTATTTCAGAAGGGAACCCTAGCATTTTCTAGGGCTGAGAGGTACGGCGTTCGTATTGACATAGAATATTGTGAAAAAGAAATAGAACGACTAGATAAAGAGATCCAAGAGTCCATCAAAAAATTGAACGCGAGCAAGTTCATCCGAGCTTGGAGACATAGATTTGGTTCCAAGTTTAACCTGAACTCAAATTGGCAGCTATCCTTTTATCTATACGATGTTAGGAAAATAAAGCCTACCAAACTGACCAGTTCTGGTAAGGGTTCAACGGATGAGGAGACCCTGAAAAGTTTGAATATACCAGAGTTGGATGAATTATTGAGAATTAGGAAATTGACAAAAACCAGGGATACCTATTTGAAAGGTTTCCTCAGAGAGCAGGTCCATGGTATTTTACATCCATCTATTAATTTAAATTTGGTATGGACTTTCAGGTCCTCGATGTCTGACCCAAACATTCAGAATATCCCAATAAGGGATGAAGAAATGATGAATATTTGTCGTCGGGCTATTATTCCCAGATCAGGGAACCAAATTGCTGAGGTGGATTTTTCAGGTATTGAAGTTAAGGTGGCTGCTTGCTACCATAAAGACAAGAATATGCTGAAGTATATTAAAGAACCAGAATCCGATATGCACAAAGATATGGCAATGCAGATATTCAAGTTGTCCAAGTTTAAAAAGAATAGTAACTATAAAAAGTTGAGGCAGGCTGCAAAGAACAGTTTTGTCTTTCCCCAATTCTATGGCGACTATTATAAGCATTGTGCTCAAGGGCTTGCCTCTTGGGGGGAATTGCCAGTACAGGAAAAATGGAAACCCGGTCAAGGCGTGCCCTTATCTAAAGGCACCCACCTTGTGGACCATTTGATGAAGAATAACATACGAACATATAGCCAATTTGAGGAGCACATAAGAAAAATCGAGCAGCACTTTTGGGAAAAGCGGTTCCCAGATTATGCCCGTTGGAAAGAGGAATGGTGGAGGGCCTATCAGAAAAGGGGTTGGTTCCAAACATTAACCGGCTTCGTATGTAGGGACCCGATGCGGAAAAACGAGGCCATTAATGCACCGATTCAGGGTTCCGCTTTCCATTGCTTGCTTTGGTCTTTCATACGCATTGACGAAATATCCAAAAAGGAAAAATGGAAGAGCCGATTAGTTAGCCAAACTCATGACTCCATGCTATTCGATATGGTACCGCAAGAAAAGGACTATGTTTTAGATGTAGTCCGGCGCGTTTGCTGTGAGGAGTTACCAGCTACTTGGGATTGGATTATCGTCCCAATGGATGTGGAGGTAGACATTTGCGATATCGATAGGCCGTGGGCCGAAAAAAGAGCTTTATAAAAAGGAGGAGAGAATATGTACAAAGACGAACTTGGAGAATATGTCGTCGGTATAGCCAATCCCAATTCTATGGAAGGACCAAGCAAGTCAAGACTGGTTGGGAAAGAAAAGTTTTTGCTATTCTGTTATGACCTTATTGGCTTGTGGTTTTTCTATACATTTATAAAAGTATCTCAATGGCTAGGGGGATGACCATGCCTTACCATGTGAAATTCAGACCAAAAGATTTCAAGCATGTTATTGGGAACAAGGAGGCCAAGCAAGCACTCAAGAAAGTGCTGACGAAGGAAGAGCCTGTCCATTCATATTTAATTACTGGGCCCAGTGGGTGTGGCAAAACGACGCTTGCTCGAATTGCCATGAATATGTTAGGCATTAAAGGCCGAGACCTGGCCGAGATAAACTCGGCAGATTTTCGTGGGATCGATACCATAAGGGAAATTAATAGACAAAGCCAATATATGCCAGTTGAGGGGGCGAGGAGGGCCTGGTTGATAGATGAATGCCATAAGTTAACGGACGATGCACAGAATGCGTTATTGAAAATATTGGAGGAGCCCCCAGATTATGTCTACTTTTTCTTATGCACAACGAATCCATCCAAGCTACTTCCCACCATAAAAGGCAGGTGTAGCCATTTCCAAGTCACGACACTATCGGAAAAGAAAATAATGACCTTATTAACCAGGGTCGTGGATGAAGAAGAAGAGCAAGTAGATAGGAAAATACTCCGCCGAATTGCCGAGCATAGTATGGGTCGGCCACGAGAGGCCCTCCAAATGTTGGAGCAAATTGTTTCGGTGGAACCTAAACAAAGAAAGCACCTCATAAAGAATATGGCAACGGAGGAAATAGATGCTATTAACTTATGTCGTAGTTTAATTAAAAACGAAGGATGGAAAGCGACCCGGATGATTCTGTCCTCTTTGAAGGAGCAAAAGAAAGATCCAGAGACTTTGCGGCGGATGGTATTGAGCTATTGCTCCTCGACCATTTTGAATAAACCTTTTAATCAAGGCATACAAATAGGGCTAATAATGGATGAGTTCAACGAGCCCTTTTACGATACGGGTTGGCCCGAACTCATTTTGGCCTGCTTTAAAATTCACATGGAGAGAGGCACATGATAGAGCATGAAGACGGAGAACTTTTGAACTATGAGGAGGATACGGAAATTGACGTAGATAGTTTGGATGTAGAATGGTTGCGCCAACCGGAGCTTGGCTTGAGATATGGGAGCCATGTAGTCCACCTACGTCAAATTGTAAAGGACCTAGATGAGAAAAAGAAAACAATTCGATCGGAATTAATACGCAAGGCAAATACTAACCCAGTTAAGTATTGCCATAAGGAAAAGCCAAACGCCTCGGATATTGAGGCCTATTATAGAACGCATAAACGATATAAGGAGGTAGTAAGGGAATTACAAGAGAAGGAAACTGAATTGGAATTGGCAGAAGTGGCAAGACGTGAGGTGGCTATAACCCGAAAACAAACTTTAGAGCAACTAGTAGTTTTGCATGGCCAAATGTATTTTGCGGGACCTAGGGTTCCTCGCAACTTAAGGGAAGAGTGGTTAAAGAAAAAACAAGAAACCGAAAAGAGAATAAATGAAAGGGTATCCAAAAAACTAAACAAAAAGAAAAAGAGGAGGAAGAATAATGGCTAAGAAAAGCAGCAAAAAGAAAAAGAAAAGTTATTTCAAAGGCAAGGTCGCGAACGATGCACGAAACCAGCAAAGCCGACAGCGGTCCTCATATGGCTATTTGAATTTACCTCGCGGGGTCTCGGTCTTTAATGAGGAGCCCAAGAGCCGGGTCAGTTTGGACTTTCTACCATACCGCATTACTGACTCGAAACATCCGGATCGGAATGATAAATTGGGTATTGCTCAACCAGGTAATCTATGGTATAAGAGGCCATTCAAAATACATCGCAGCGTGGGCATTGAAAGGGAAACGGTCGTGTGTCCAACAAGCGTTGGCAAGAAGTGCCCAATTTGTGAGCGCAGGGCCAAACTTCTGAAATCTGGTAACTATGACAAAGACGAGGTTGCAAGAATGCGGACGTCCTTGCGTAACCTATATGTGGTCGTGCCCCGTAAACATCAGAAATATGATGAAACCCCACATATCTTCAACATCAGCAACGCCAATTTCCAAGAGCTTTTAGCCTCCGAATTGGATGAGGATGAAAGGTATGAAACCTTCCCCGATCCAAAAGAAGGATGGCGGGTCCAAGTTCGGTTCTCCTCAAAGACGATAGAGGACAGCAGACCTTTTGCCGTAGCCGATCGTATTGATTTTAAGGAAAGAAAGCCCATATCTCCGGCCTTATTGAAAGCCGCTCCGAATTTGGATGAGGTTTTGAATGTCCTGTCCTATAAGGAAATAGAAAAGAAATTTTACGAATTGGATGACGATGAAGTGGAAGAGGATGAAGTGGGCTACGAGGACGAAGTAGAAGACGAAGATGAAGACGAGGACGAGGAATATGAGGACGACGACGAAGACGAGGATGAGGACGAAGATGAGGACGAAGATGAGGACGATGAGGATGAGGATGACGACGAGGAATATGAGGACGTAGATGAAATAGACGACGAGAATGAGGATGACGAAGACGACGAGGATGATGAAGACGAAGACGACGACGAGGATGAGGATGACGAGGATGAGGATGATGGCAATAAACGCATGAAAAGAAAAGGCAAGAAAAAGGGCACAAAGAAAGAGAGCTCGAAGAAAAAGGGCACAAAGAAAAAGAGCTCGAAGAAAAAATGTCCTTACGGCCACACGTTCGGAGAAGATGCCGAAGACTACGAGGATTGTGAGGAGTGCGAAGTATGGAAAGATTGTATAACTAAGTCAGGTCAATAATCGATAACGAAAGTGACAAAGCAAAACTAAAATAAGGAGGTTGGCAAAAACATGAAGAAAAGGTTATTCAGAATATCTCGTGAACGCCAACGCCCTAAAGACAATAAAGATAAAGGTCACTTCGTGGGGGCGTTCATCCCCCCACAGGTGACCTTAGCATTGACGTTAGAATCTACTCTTACTGGTAAAAGTAAAAGTAGAATAATAACGGAGTCCCTGGAAAAGACTTTACGCAAGCAACAACCACATTCAAGCATATTGCGGGCGTTGGCAGATAGAATAATTGCTGCCTGGGATTACGAATGCAAGACTAATACAGGGCGTGCAGGTTGGGAAGATCCTAGCAAACGGAAAAAGAAATACAATGAATTTATGAGGGCTGTAATGTTGCCCTTAAGAAAACGAAAGCTTCCGGATACTATGATAGACCAAATAAGAGCACATGTGGATGAGCATTATGAAAAGAACTACGCAAACTGAACTCAGTAAACAACTGAAAAGAAAAGTTGCCAAGCAAGGTCAAAAGCGCAAGCAAGTCAACTCGGAAAAGCAACCAACGATTAGCACAGGCTCGACGCTCCTGGACCTAGCCATTTATGGCAGTAGGAAGAATGGAGGAGGTATACCGGGCGGGCTCTTGGTCGAGATATTTGGACCAAGCAGTTCAGGCAAAACCGTACTGCTTTGTGAGATTGCTGGTGGCGTGCAAAGGCAAGGTGGTCAGGTCATGTTCCGTGATCCGGAAGGAAGGTTAGACAAAACGTTTGCTAGGCTTTTTGATTTAAACGTAACTGAAATGGAGTACGATAGGCCGTCCACGGTTTTGGAGGTCTTTCAATCGATTCAGACATGGGAACCAGAGCCACAAGACAAAAAGACGATACATGGTGTCTTCGTAGATAGTCTGGCTGCGTTGACGACCGAATGGGAGCTGGGGGATAAAGACGCTTATGGAATGAGAAGGGCTTTAGAGTTCAGTCAGGAGTTGCGGAAGACGTGCAGAATGCTCGTTAAAAGGAACCTTATTTGTTGCTGTTCAAACCAGGTCAGGATGAATGTGAACGTTGGACCATATGGGCAAAAGTATAAAAGCCCTGGAGGAGAGGCCATTCCGTTCTATGCTAGCCTACGTCTAAAAATGGGGACACCACAGAAAATAAAAGTAAAGAAAAAGATAGCTAGGAAAGAAGTCACTGAAATCGTCGGTATAAAAACTGAGATTGAAGTCTTCAAGAATAGCAAGGACCGACCGCATAGAAGAGCCCCCCTCATCATAATTTTCAATTATGGAATAGATGACATAAGGTCGAATTTGCAATACATAAAAGACCTGACAGGTAAAAGCGTGTATACTGTAGATGGCCAATCGTTGGGGCGCTCCTTGGATGCAGCAGTAACGGAAGTGGAGAAAATGAATTTAGAATCTGAACTGCGAAAAGAGGTTATCAAATTATGGAAAGAAATCGAGGACCAATTCTACCAAAAAAGAAAAGGAAAAGTAAGAGTGTGAAAAAACGCATAAGGGTCTCCTCCGCTAAGAATAAAGGAAGGAGACTGCAATATTGGGTGTGCTCCAAAATAGCCGAGTTAACTGGTTACGAATGGGGGAGAGACAAACCCATCGAGTCCCGGCCCATGGGACAACCAGGAGTGGACGTTCGCTTAGAAAAATCGGTAGAAAAATTGTTCCCTTTTTCAGTGGAGTGTAAGTGGCATGAAAATTGGTCCGTACATAATTGGATACGCCAAGCTCGAAAGAACATAAAGAAGGGAACCTATTGGTTAATAATAGCCAAAAGGAGCAGAGATAAGCCCGTAGTGATCATGGACGCTGAAAATTTTTTTGATCTTTTGAAAACGAAGAAGAAAAATGATTGAGGAATTGCACATACGGAATTTCCAATCCCACAAAAAAACTAAGTTAAAGTTTTCGAGTGGGGTTAATATGATCGTGGGAGCCTCGGACACTGGTAAGAGTGCCATAATAAGGGCGCTTAATTGGCTGGTAAACAATAGGCCCCTAGGCGATGACATTTGCTCGCTATGGGGTGGGACGACGAGCGTCGTGGCCAAACTAAAGCAAGACTATCCACGTTCTAGTATCTATGTGCACCGATTGAAAAACAACAAAAACAATTTATACAAAATAAAACTGGATTGGATGGGTACAATTGAGACCTACGATAAAGTAGGTACCCAAGTTCCAGATGAAGTCAGCAAAGTCATTAACATAGACAGTATCAATTTACAACAACAATTGGATGGTCCCTTCCTATTGAACCTCAGCTCCGGTGCCGTAGCTCAACATTTCAATAAAGTGGCACATTTAGAAAAGCTCGATGTTGGGGTGGAGCATTTAAAGAGGCAAATAAGAAAAACGGAATCTAAAAAGAACAATGCCCTAGAACAAATAGCGAGCATTAAGGAGGAGCTCAAGAAATATGATAACCTAGAACAAATTGAGGGGGAGTTGAAAGTAGTCGAGTTCCTAGAACAAAAAAAGAACAAGGTCTCAAGAGAACTGAAAGGCTGCAAGAAAGTGATGAAAACAATCACAGCCTATCAAAGCGAACTGCAAAAGTACAGAGGTAAGGACTTCGATAAAATCGAGCGAAGGTTGGATAGGAATTTAGAGGCATTATCCAAATTGCACGATCACATCGAGGAACAAAATAAGTTGCGAAAGTTGTACAAGAAACTATCCCAGTTAACCCAAGAGATGGATGAACAAAAAAGGAAAGCCAAACAAATGAAACAACTATTCCAAAGAATGTTCCCGCGCACTTGCCCACTTTGCGGACAGAAAGTGTCGGCTTCCCTAAGAAAAAGAATAGTGGAATAACGTAGTTATGTTTGACAAAGCGATACTAACGGCAGATTGGCATATACGAGAGGACACCCCTATTTGCAGGACTGACAACTTTTGGCAAACACAAAAGGAAAAGATTTTATTTGTTCGAGAGTTGCAACG